TAGATGTGTTTGATTCTTGTCAAGATACTGGAGCAGTAGATATGATTACTTTTAATCCAGTCACAGGAAAAACAGAATGTTGGGAAGTTAAGTCTGAAAATTTTAGATTAAGTGGACCAAAGAAAGGATGCCATATTGCGAGAACAAGACATAATAAAAAATTTACAAAAATTATAAATATGATTTATGTAGATAAAAATGGAAAAATAAGGGAAGGAAAAAAAAGAAAATGAAATGTTTTTATTGTAACTTTAAGGTTAGATGGAACAATGATTTTGATACGGAAGATACATTTCCTGATTCAGAATATGACATTGTTAGTATGTATCAATGTGATGAATGTGATACGTGGTACGAAGTATTTCATCATAAAAAAGGAGAAAAAAATGAAAAATAAATATAAAAAATTATTAAAATCAGGAGTAATAAATAAAGATGCTAAATTAGGAGATTTAAAATCTTTGTTAAGACAAGTTGGTGGACAACACTACCAGGATTTTGTCATTCAGCCAGCAGAGTTTATAAACAAAAACAAGTTGCTTTTTGCTGAAGGCAACGCTATAAAATATATAGTGAGAGCATCTAAAAAAGGTGGAAGAGAAGACCTTCTAAAAGCTAAACACTATATTGATATGATAATCGAAAGGGATTACGAATGAGAAATACTCAAATACCTTTGTTCACTCCAGAAACAGAGTGGGTGATGCCAGAAGAACTAAAAGATCTTCGCGGCGCTAAAGAAATTGCTATCGATTTAGAAACTTATGATCCGCAGTTAAAAGAGCTCGGATCGGGGAACGTGGTTAAGAATGGTCATATAGCAGGTATTGCGGTGGCCGTAGAGGGCTGGTCAGGCTATTATCCGGTACATCATGAGCAAGGTGGGAATATGGATAAAAAACTGGTGTTTGCGTGGCTTCAAGAGCTATTTAACCAGGAAAATACTACATTTATCTTCCATAATGCTATGTATGACGTATGTTGGTTAAGATCAAATGGGTTATCTATCAAAGGTAAGATAGTTGACACTATGATTGCGGCTTCTCTTATTGATGAAAATAGAATGAGTTACCAATTAAACTCATTAGCTAAATTTTATATTGGTATGGGTAAGGATGAAAAGATTTTAATAGAGGCGGCAAAAGAATATGGAGTAGATCCTAAAGCAGATATGTGGAGATTGCCTGCGATGTTTGTAGGTCAATATGCAGAACGTGATGCAGAGGCAACATTAAAACTTTGGAAGAGATTAGAAGTAGAAATATATAATCAAGAACTAACAGATATATTTAGTTTAGAAACTAGATTGTTTCCTTGTTTAGTTGATATGAGATTCAAGGGAGTAAAAGTTGATTTAGAAAAAGCACAACATATTAAACAAAATTTAATTAAAAGGGAAGAGACTTTAATTAAAAAAATTAAAGATTTAACTGGTATAGATGTAGAAATTATGGCAGCTAGATCAATTGCAAAAGCTTTTGATAAGTTAAAACTTCCATATGATAGAACAGAAAAAAGTAATGAACCTAGTTTCACAAAAAACTTTTTACAAAATCATCCACATGAATTGCCACAAGCAATAGCAGAAGCAAGAGAATTAAATAAAGCACATACAACTTTTATAGATTCTATTACGAAACACGCTGTCAATGGTAGGATACATGCAGACATAAATCAAATTAGATCAGATGATGGTGGAACTGTGACTGGAAGATTTTCAATGTCTAATCCTAATCTTCAACAAATTCCTGCAAGACATCCTGAACTAGGACCAATGATTAGATCTATTTTTATTCCTGAAGACAAATGTAAATGGGGTTCATTTGATTATTCACAGCAAGAACCTAGAATTTTAGTTCACTATGCTAAACTACAAAATTTAGAAGGTGTAGATGAAATCGTAGATGCATATCAAAAAGGTGATGCAGACTTTCATCAGGTTGTTGCTGATATGGCAGGCATAGAACGTAAGCAAGCCAAAACAATTAATTTAGGTTTGATGTATGGTATGGGTAAAAATAAATTAATGGCTGAATTAGGATTGATGAAAGAATCAGCAGAAAAACTTATTAAACAATATCACACTAAAGCTCCATTTGTTAAAAAGCTTATGGAAAATGTATCTAGAAAAGCAAATGATAGAGGAAAGATTAGAACTTTATTAGGTAGAGCGTGTCATTTTGATTTATGGCAACCTGTTCAATTTGGTGTTTTTAAACCATTACCATTAGAACAAGCTAGAAAAGAATATGATGAACCTTTAAAACGTGCTTTTACATACAAAGCATTAAATAAATTAATTCAAGGAAGTGCCGCAGATATGACTAAAAAAAGTATGGTATCATTATATGAAAATGGTATAATACCTCATATACAAATTCATGACGAAGTAGATATTTCTATTGAATCTGTACAAAAAGCTGAAGAAATAATTACTATTATGGAATCAGCAGTTAAATTAGAAGTCCCAAATAAAGTTGACTATGAACAAGGAGACAATTGGGGCGAAATAAAATAATGAATGAGTTATTTAAATGCGAATACACCACCAATATATTGTCAAATTCGTAGAGAATATCTTTACGATCTTGATCCCAAACACAATAAAGAAAGTGAAGACTGTGTTATCTTCGGTATGGCAAGCATTCCGGGGAAACCTATCCTCTTTCACACACTACTTCCAAATGGTGCGTGCTACTGGAGATTGCCTATATCAGCGTTTTTCCAAAAAAGATTTTCTAGAACCGAAGTGCCCGATATGCAAGCACACGAATTGGAATTGTGGAATTGTTTTAGTTATTATCCTTCTATTACTTGTTTTGATTATCTAGTAGGGGAAAAATGTAAATATTTTGGTAGAGATAAAAAACTTTACAATGGAAAATATTTGTTTACAATTGACTGGGCTCATCCGGACAGTAACATCCTGGATGTTGAACATTCCGAGATTCCTCAAGAGCATAAGTGCGCTCATATTTTGGAACTCGCTAACGGCAATTTTGCTGCTCAACCTAACAATCGTATTCTTTGGCATATTAGTAGTTTTACTACTGGAGGAAATATACCTGATTATACGGTGCAAACTACGGAATGGAATGTTGAAAATTCTGGATTCATAACAGATGATACAGATAAAATGTTCTACGACATAAAAGATAAAAAGTAATTCTTATAAAGCTAATAAGATAGGGTGGTGAGGGAGACTAAACCACCCGGATAAATTATGATAGATAAAATATTAAATATAATTGAAAAATACTCGTCTAAATTAAATGTATGGTCGTGGCAATTAAGATGGGGAAACAGGGAAAAAGGCTATGGATATAAACACAATAGAAACAAAAAAAAATATAAATAAGTGTAAGAAGTGTCAATGCAAATGTCATTGTAAACAAGATTTACATGCGGATGTATATGGAATTTGTACATGTGGTGATTGTAAATGTAGTAACCCAGTTAATGATGGAGAGGAATGTCTATCATGTCAATAGAGGATTTTAATTATGAAAAAATTAAATCCAATTTACTGGATAAAAAAATTTTGGAAAAAATACATCGATTGGTTATTTGATGGTTTTTATAAATAATTATGTCAAAAATAAATGATAAAAAATTTTAAAGATATTGTAATTTTATTAATTACAAGTGGTGTTCTAATTCTATTAGCTACGATTATTATTGGAGATTACATTGTAGCATTAGAAGAAAATAGACCAGTAGATGAGAGTGTCATCACGCTCATGAAGATGAGTGTTACTGGTTTAATAGGCGTAATAGGCGGTTATATTGGAGGCAGTAAATAATTAGTTATGGCAGGAATTGCTTTAATACTAACAATAGTGTATTTAAGTCTTATAACATAATGGAATGGACTACTGAAATAGTTAACGGAGATTGCCCCGAGTGTGAAGAAAAAGTGTTGCTAATTAATTTATACGAAAATTTTTACAGGTGTATTAATTGCGGGTATGATGTTGAACAAAAAGTTAATGGTGTAATTAAGTACATTAAATTAGCTAAAAAAAATGATGAGTTTATTTTAAAGGACGATGGCTAAAAAAAAATCTGGAATTGGTGCAATAACTTTCATCAAAGAGTTTCCAAGAAAAAGACCAGGTAGACACGCAAAATCTTTTAATAAACGAGTTTCTAAAAGGAAGAAGAGTAGAGGACAAGGTGTTTGAGTCGATAGCAAGCTATAAAGGTTTAGTTATAGCTTTAATTTTATCTAGCGGCGATTTAATAAAAATAGAATTGTTTGATGATACTTGTGCAGAGTTTTGGAATAAGAACGTAATCACACATGAGAGAAAATATTTAATGCCTCGGCAAAATCATTACTTCCATACTTTCAAAGGTGAAGTCGTAGTTGGATATCATTGTAGTAATAAAGAAGCAAATTAAATATGAAATTTTTATTAACCATACAGATATGTTCTGTAATTATGCAACAATGCACGGAAACATTAGAGATAAGGCCTTATTATAATTCGCATTATGATTGTGCAACTGCAGGTTTTATTAAAGGTTTAAGTGCCTTAAGAGAATTTGGTGAAACGTACGTAAATGAAAATCGTATGATTTTCAATTTTAGTTGTTCTAAACTAGAGACTACTTAATTGTCTGCCGGAGCTATGAATAGCTCACGGCAAACAAAAGGTGTGAGAAGAGATCCCCATATTACATTAAAAATTATT